TGATCTTCTATGTCAGGTATTAATTTTGAAACAAAAGCAAAATCGTTACCCTCTCCTATCTGCACAACTCCTGATTTAACAAAAGCTGTTATAGCTTGACCATCGCCATTGTTACCTGTTTCATGTAAAAACATTTGTGTCGCCCCGTCTGTCAAACCTAAAATAACTTCATTGTTAGCAGTGGTATTTTCGAAATATTCTGAAGCTACAGGATTATCAAAAACTTCTCTATCTATCCATGTGGTTCTAGCTAAAGTTCCTGTCCACCAAGTTTGCTCTAAGTAATTATAAGCAACAATCGCATTTATTTGGTCAGATCCTGTTCTAGGATAAAACCACATTATCTCGTTAAACTCACCATTGTGTCCCGCAAAAGCATTTTCTGAACCTGTAATATTAATATTATTAAATATAAATTGTTCTACAGTGCATGGTAATTTTTTAACTGATCCATCAAATAAAAAGAAAGAATCTTGTGACATCCAATAACTTATACCATTGATATCAACAGCAGCATGACTGCCTATTGCACCGCAGTTTTGACCTAATTGTCTTAAACCAAAAGTAAAAGGTGGTCCTACAAATTGCATAGCATGTAAAGAGGTGTCCGTCCAAATAAGTATTTGACCTCTGGATCTCTCAGCGGCCACGATTCGTGATCCATCAGCTATTCGTAATGAACCAGCTGTGTTTTCTGCTGTTGGTTGATATGTATTAATATCTTCTTGATTTGAAAATCTTATAAGTAAATCATCTTGTGGATTTGTCCCACCAATTGTTTTTTGCGTACCCATAAACACTAAGTGTCTGTCAGGCGTAGAAACTAAACCTAATCTAGATTTAGTTGGAGCATTAGTAATGGCTGTTGCTCTTGTTGATACACCTAAAGAGGGCTTCCATTCAAAAGCTCCGCCGTTTAAAACTGTAGCAATTAAATTTTCACCAAAATTATCTAGTGACCACTGTCTAGCCTCTAATGTCACATTAGAAACAGTAGAAGGTGTACCCCAAGTTCCATCACTCCAACCATCCGTGCCCCAACCAAATGCGGAGGTTGATAATTCTGGTCCTATTGATATTTGATATTTAGCGTTGCCTGATCCACCACCACTTGCAGTTGAGCCAGAGGCTGCACTTGTATGAGTAACTACGTAAGCGTCTGCATTAGCCACTGAGGTAATTTCAAACTCTTTGTTCATATCAAGTCCATCAATAGCTGAAAATGAATCAAAGGTTACAAAATCTCCTTTAACAGCACCATGTGATGTATCAGTTACGACCACTGATGTAGTTGCATTAGTTGTAAAAGGATTAGTTAAGGCTTGAGTTTCTCTAATAGGTGTAATGTCATACGCAAGTCCCTCAGTAATAATATATAACTTTCTATCTGTTCCAATAGCATTAAAACGTATGCCATCTAAATCAACAAAAGCATGTTGATCTCTAGCCACCCCTACTAAGGTAGTGCTAATAAATTTCTCCCAACCCTTAATTTTTTGTGCAGATCCTTGAAAAAAACGCACCATATCACCGTCAGTCCACTTACCCTGACCTGTGTAATCGGTAACTTCTTTATTAATTCCTGGTGCTGGTCTAAAATTTACTAAAGGCATGAGAGTAATATACTATAAAAAATATCCTAGTCTACCACTTCTAACTTCATGTTAAAAGCCATAGAATATCTTGGCTTTTTTCCCTTATGCATTGACACTCTGTGCTTACATAGAGCTGGAAACAAAACTAACATATTGTTTTTTAATTCTAAGTCCTGTTGATAATCTTCAAACCACATCAAAGTTGCAGTTGGCACTTCAAAATAAAAAGATCCTGAAAAATTACAAAAATTATGTATGTGATCTACTGTATGATCGCCCTCATCATGTTTCATACCCCAAGAATCTTCATAACCTATTTTTATCTTCTGGTTAGCACAAGGGTTTCTTAGATTAATTACATTGTAAAGATTTTCTGCAATAGATATGTGAATTTTTTTAAAATCTTCATCTTTCAACAACTCTGTCCAGTCAGTCATTTTGCCTTTGACGTTTGTTTTGTAATCTAATTCGTTAGATTTATTTGTTTTTTGAGCTATTTTATTTTTTAAAACTTCTAAATATTGTAGGTCTTCTAAAAAATTTTCAAATATATATATACTGTTAATTGATGAACAGTTGCTTTGTATTAAACTTATTTTCATTTTTTTTCAGCCACAAGAGTCCCAACGTGCCCTTTATATGCTCTATTGCCAAAGTGTGTTAATGGCATGGCTAAGTCAGCCCATATCTCACCACCACATTCTTGCCATAATCTTGAAAAATAATAGTCCTCTGATAAATATCTTATCATTGGTCTGCCATCCACATGCTGTGTCTCATAAGGACCAACTGCAAACAAATCATAGCAATTATCAGATTTAAAATATTCACCATTAACTATTTGATCAGATTCATATTTTCTTTCAGGAAATTTTTTGAACATAGTTCTAAATACTTCTCTTTTAACCAACATCATACCTGTTGCAGCTTCATTTACTCTAAAAAAACCACTTTCACCTTTTAAATTCATAGGGTCATCAAAATTAAGGTTATAGCCTAGAATTTTTGCCTCTAATTCATCAGAGGATATTTCAGGGTTCTCAGTAACCCACTTTGATATTTTTTCAAAATGTAAATGTTTTCTTGGGTATATTCCACAAGCTACATCTTTGTCAGCACATAATAATCGTTCTATGTTTCTCCAAGAGAAACCTATATCTGCATCAATAAATAAAAGATGAGTTGCTATATAATCTTTATCATCCATCATCATTGAGACTATTGTATTTCTAGCTCTGGTTATTAAACTTTCATTACCCATTGATTGAAAACGTAAGCCAACCCCTTTAGCCATACTCCATTGTTGGATTTCAAGTAAACCATGACATGTGGCCTCACATAACATACCTCCGTACATTGGCATCCCCAAGTATATTTTAAAATCTTTTTCTTTTAATTCTTCTGGTTTAATCATTTGTTATCCTCTCTAATTAATTGTGTTTGAAAAGCAATCGACACCCTAAGTAAAGTGCTTAAGCGAGTTGGTCCTAAACCCCTATGTGGTCTATGACCATTGAAAATGACTAACCTATCTTCTACAAAAGAAACTGCCTCTTCAGCTAAGTTATTATGGTTATATATAATAAACTCTCCTCCAAACCTAGGTTCCCAGTTAGGTGTAGCAAAATATAGGTATGTTGGTAACCCATCTACAGAGGAGTCTGTATGAATGTCTCCATCATAACCAGAAGGGTGCACATTCAAATGCCATCTATAAATTCGTGAGTTTGTGTGTTTAAAGTTTTGTTCATGTATTAAGGTAATTTTTTTATATAAATCATAAATACAAGGTATAAAAAAATCAGTGTCGTTTTCATTAGAGGTAAAACTATCTACGTGGTTTTTATCGGCACCATAATTAGTAAAACTAAGTTTCATGCCACCGTTTTGTATATTATGAAAAAAATAATTTAGTAATTCTTTATCATTTAAAAAATTTTCTACAATCATTGTTTTAAACATAATTTATATTTATTATAATCCTAGCTTTTGTGTCAGACGCATATCTGTTACAATGCATTGTGCTAGCGTCAAAAACTAAAAGTCTATTTTCAATTGCCTCCACCTCATATTTTTCTTCTTTTCCTAGTATGGTTGGACCATTATTTGTATTCATATATAAGATAGCAGTTTTAAAGTTTGCCTCAGTATCATCAAACAACTTATAGGCATCAGTATCTTTATGCCATTGAACATATAAGGGACTCTCTGACTTTAAAGTTAGATTACCTCTCATCCAAAACATTGCTCTAATATCTAATAAAGGGTTTAATAAGTTAAATACTTGATCAAATAAATCTGAGCATACTCTATGATCAGGACCATACATGTAATGAGTAAAAAAATATGTTCCGTCAGTAACATCATCATTAACAGTAGCATGGTTATAGAACCAGGCAGTATGAGGTGAGAACATAGTTTTTTGTAAATTTTTAAAATCCTCTTGTTTTAAAGCGTTGTCTAATATTTTGTATTGCATTTTACCAATAAATCTCCTTACTCTTAAAAAACGGTCTATCTGTCGTTAATATTTTAGCGGTTACAATTTTTTGTTGATGGTCTTTATTTTTTGATTCATACATGAAGGGCATCCAGTAAGGTATGCAGTGCAAATACTTTTCCTCTAGTTTAAAAAAGTATGTTTTGTTTGAATAAATTACATGCAACTTTAAATCTTTAATATCATGAGTATAAAAAAAATTAAATGTTCTGTCATTAGGAAACAACATAAAGTCTGTCTTATTAGTAAATTTATAAATTGATGAGCAATCCTCATAGTCATGTGTATCTTCAATTTTAAAATCAAAATCATGTTTTAAACAATTAGCTATATTCTTAAAAACAAAAAGTCTTAAGAGTTTTTCATCTTGTTTAAATTCTTTTAATTTCCATCTTATTAGATAATTACTAATCATAACTTTTTCTCCTCCATATTTTTCGTTTATAATTGTCTACTATATTATTAAACAATCCAAAATTTTTATCTAATTTTTCTTGCGTGTCAAAATTTGTCACCTGCATTTTCCAATTTTCTCTTCTAAAAGGAAATACTAAAACAATTGGTTCTCCTTTTTTTAGTAAAAAGGTTTCATCATCTTTAAATTTTTTTAAAAAAAACGGGAAGTTTATTTCATTGTGGCCATAACTATCAGTTTCAACTATTGCATCTAAGGTTCTAATAGATCTTTCCTTTGAAGAATTGAAAGGGTTAACAAATAAACAACTATAATCTCTCGGAGTCTCAATTATCCATGGGTTTAGATATTTAAAAGGTATAGAAAACTCATCTTCTCTTACAAAACCATCGTTAATTTGATATGTTTCGTGAGTTTCAATTCCAATATTAATATATGGATAGCTGTCTAAATTAAGTTCATCAGGTATTCTCCAATTTATAGCTAACTTATCGTCCTGTATTTCAGTCCAAAAAATAATATCAAGTGGGTTTAATATGGCATACCCTGAAGTAAAAGAGTCAAGCAAAGGCATACATTTTTTAGCTGTCTTTTGAAGTTTAACTTTGTCTGTAAAGTTTGATAATTTTTTGTACCAATCAGGCACAAGTTTTTTTATTGGAACTGGATGTAACAACAAATTTTTATATCTAGATTTAAAAATTATTTTTTTCTCAAACATGAAGGAAGTCCGATGAAGGGTCTTGTGTCATATTTATTTTCCTCTGCACCTGGAGTATTCACATCATTATAATGTAAAAAAACTTGCACACAGTCAGTCCCTGTAAATGCGTATCTCCAATGTTCCAAAATATTTCCCTTATAAGCAAGCATGTCGCCTGGTCTTAAATTTACCTCAACACCCTCGTTACCTTTGCCTCCAGTGGGATCAAGATAAATTGGCCAAGGATCTCCACCTAGGTTAAGTGTAGTAGAAATTTCACAAGAGAATCTATCCTTATGTCTGAAGAGAGTATCTCCGTATTTGTAAATTCTAGCAAAAGAATAGTTTTCATAAAGTTTTCTACCTGTTACTTTTTCCATTGTTGGTCTTAACTTTTTTAATAAAGTTTCCATAGCGATATCTGCATAATGAGCGTATGTATTTGGTATTTGTCCATCGCCCCACATACCCATATATTCTACATATGGAGATATAATTTTTGTGTATCTTAATGTATCTGTTACTTTTCTTTTCATTAAAAAATAGTCTTTTACAAAATCTGCTAACTCTATTGGTATTGCTTCTTTAATTACAACATAATTATTTTTTTCAAATATATTTTCTTCTACTGCCATTTTTCTCCTTGATACCATATGACTATTGATAGACGTTGCCCACTTAATATAGGCGTTACTTGATGATAAACATAACTAGGAAAAACAATCATACTACCTTTTATTCTTGATTGTTCAAAAAATTCTATTTTGTCTTCTTGTTTCTTATTAGGATGAATAGCAGAGTTATAAAACTGCAAGTCTCCACCTTCGTAACTATCTGAATCTACAAGCGGTATTACAGCAGAAATTTTTCTTTGATGTGACATTGATTTATTTAATTCAGGCTCAAAAGTATCTTGATGCCATCCGTAAAAATGTCCTTTTTTATAAATTGTAAATTGAATTGGCTCTGGTTCAGTTAAATTAAAGTTCCATTCTAATTGAGAATTAAGCTGACTCATTGCAGGAGCAACCCAGTCGTATATCCAAGTGTCTCTTAACCAAACTACTCTTGAGTCTCTTATGCCATCTGTTGGCCCTGCTTGAACAGTAGCGTCTTCTTCTTTTTGTTGAAAGGCTACATCAATTATGTCTTGACAAACATGATCAGGTAAAAGTTTTTCTGATATTACGGAATACGGACTAACAATCATTTCTAACTATTTAGGATGATGTTAGTGATTTTTATTCTAAAGTCAATGTAGGCCAGGTAATATTATTTTCGTTATATGAAGTGCTATCATTAGGAAAGTCTCTTAATTCTTGTCTATAGGTTTTAATTTTAGCAAGATTAGATTCTTGACCTGTAGCTTTATAGGGACTGTCCTCAAGAACCATCCAATCACAATCAGATAATTTAGCGTTTCTAAGCACTCTTACATAATCTACGTGATAGGGTTGATACTCATGAACCTGTCCTGTTTCAGCATCATAATACCAATGCTCTGCTACGGAATCGTTTGAAACTTCAATATAATCCTCTCCTCCAGCAATTGTTGGTCTAGAGTCTTTTACATATTGAACACGACTATTATCGTTAACTAAAACAAATTTTGCCATTAAGAAATATACTCCACTACTGTAACTTTACCTGCTTGACCAGCGCTACCAGAATTTGCTTGAGACATACCTCCACCACCAGGACCGCCTGATCCTACTGTGATTGGTTGACCTGCTGGAGCATATTGAGGACCACCTAAAATTTGAAAAGCTACACCAGCTCCGCCTCCTCCGCCGCCAGACGCTATGTTAAATAAATTTCCTCTACCACCAGTGCCACCATTACCTGCACTAAGAGAGCTGCCACTCGCAGTTCCACCAGCACCACCGCCAGGTGTAGGAGCTTGCCCTGGAGAGTTTCTACCACTTGTGCCACTTCCTCCCTTTGAGTATGATCCGGGGACGTTTCCTGTGGCCGTTCCGCCACTTCCGCCTCCGCCTCCGCCCATGCTACCACCGTTACCGCCATTTGCAGTTGCGAAGCTACCAAAAGTTGAAGACTGACCGGCAGTACCACCACTTCCATTTTTAGCACCGCCACCTCCGCCGCCGCCGCCAATAACTTCTATTGATACAAGTTGAGTGCCTGCAGCTGCAGTAAATGTGCCTGGTGAATTAAAAGTTGTAGTTGTTGAACTGCCTATACCACCACCAGCAGCGTCTTGAAAAGCTAAAGCTCCTGGTGCTGTCACAGTTAAAACCTGTCCTGATGTACCAACTGATGTTAAACCTGTTCCACCCTTTGTAGTTGGAACGGTATCTAATCTATCGTTTGCAACTGTACCACTTGCAAGAGCAGTTGCATTTAAATCTGTAAGTGCAGAACCATTTAAGGCAGGAAGAGTTGCTGGAAATCGTGCATCTGGAATTGTTCCTGAATCTAATTCACTTGCATTTAAAGTTGTTAGATTTGCACCAGAAGCAGCTGGTAAAGTAGCAGGAAATCTTGCATCTGGTAAAGTTCCAGATCCTAAAGCTCCTGCATCAGTGGATGAAACTATTTCTACATTAAAGTTTGAAGCACCGTCACAAAATACGGTAGTCTTTGCTCCTTGTGCAATTACGACTCCATTTGCATCGTGACCAGTAGCTGAAATTTTTAAATCATGTGAACCTGAGGTATTGTTAAAAAAGTTATATTCACTCTCCACAGCTGGTATAAATACACTTATCGCACCTGTCAAAGCTCCAGTTAATTCAATAGTTTTATTTGATGCCTCTGCTGTGTCTGAGGCGTTAGCTGTAGTTAATGTTATATTAGATGAACCAGCAACAGATTTTGCTAAATATCCTGATGAAAAAGCATCAATAACCTCAAGGTTATTATTAGTATTTGTGCCCCATGTGTTGGCATTTGCGCCAGTTGCCATGAGTTCTAATTTAAGTCTATCTGAATATGTGCTTGACATGTTTTTACCTCTCTAAAATATATCTTTTTTTAATATCCTAGCAACATTTTTTTTATGCTGCATTTACCTCTGTCCATGTATTACTTGCTCCCGTGACAACATTTGCCCATGGTGTTTCAAATGTGTCACCTAAGGTTGTCGTCAAATCTAATCCTGTAACATTTACAACAGCCTCTCCAATACCTTGTGCTGTGCCTTCTGCAAAAGTTAGTGCTACAGTAGAAACACTCACTATCACACCTGTGCCGGTTTCAACTGTTTCTGTGCCTAATGAGAAAGCACTTGATAAACTGCTAAGTGTTACTAAGGCATCTGCAGTTGTAGTCACACTACCTAATGCTGAGGCCATTGTAACGGCCGTAGGATCTATCTGAGTGAAGATGTCAATTACTGGTGTTCCGATAGCAAAATCTAGTTGATCTGAAGGTGCTATGACACCAACATTACCTTCACCTGTGATTCCTGACGCTCCAGATAAGGCAGCACCGATTGTTAATGCTGTTGGATTTACTAATGCCGAAGCCTCTGATATTGTTACAGAGTTTAACGCAGATGTCATTGATAAGCCTGTTGGACTTACAATTACACCTGTTCCCACTTCCTGAGTGGTAGTGCCTAACGCAGTAGACATTGATACGCTACTGACGTTTGTAATAAATTCTATGTTTTCATTCCAAGCAAAAGAGCCCCATGAGCCTCTGCCCCAACCTGCGTCCACTGATCCTGTAGCGGTCTCAGTTCCTGTCGCAAATGATATAGACAGACTGCCGGCAACTACGCCTGCGCCTTCATTTACTGTAACTCCTGATAATTGTGTTTCAAAAGAAACACCGGTCAAATTAAAGATAGATTGTTGCTCAGCTGTTGCCGTGCCTAACGCTGAGGTTACTTGTAACGAGTCTAATGTTACTAAACTATCGGCAACAACACTTTCTGTTCCTAAAGCTGTTGATGCTGATACCCCAGTAACAGATACCGTGATCGAACTTTGTTGGCCCCAAAAGCCTTGCCCCCACGTGCCCTCATTCCAAGCATCTGCCATGGTGATGACCTCCTATATTAAGATAATCTTAATATAGCACTTGAAGCATCGTTAGTTGGGAATGCGATTGTAAATGTACCGTTTGTTGATGTCTTTACAGCACCAAAATCTAAAACTGCGATAGCTGCATTAGTGTTTGATGAAGATCTATTGTAGATCAATGCTGCTTGTGCAGATATTGTAGCAGATGTAAAACTCACGTTTGCAAAGTCGACAAAAGCTGTTGATGCTGTTGCACTTGTTGCTGTTAATCCGATGGTAGCACCTGTTAAGGTTGCTCCGCCACTCGCATATGTACCTGAGTTTCCAACTTCGTTTGTTGCTGAAAATGCTGTAGTGTTTCCGTTTAAGGTTGCTGAATTTGTATAGAGGGCGAGATTGATAGTATCATTATCAATATCATGATCCCCTGCCAATAACTCTTTCTTAAAGGAAGCACAGACTGCTTGATTTATTGCCATGTTTTATGCCCTCCTTAGGCTTTTGGGTCTGCTGATGGTAAAGGGACTCTTAAAACTCCATCAACATACTCATCTCTTCGTTTACGTCCCATTTGCTCATTAGCAAAAGCCTGAAGAGCGTTTTGGAACTTCTGATTGTATAATTGCATATCTTGAGTATTTTTCAAGTATGAATAAGCCTCTGACAAAACACCATATAATAAAACCTCAGGTGCATTATTAGAAACGAAAGTTGTTGTGCTTGTGCCACCAGATCCATTGCCTAATCTTTCAGGACTTTCATTATACCATAACTCAACTGTGTAAGCTAAGTTAGGTGTTGGTGCTACAACTAAAGTGTTCGAATCCCAGTTCGCCCAATATTTAGGTTCGCCTGTAAAGGTAGTATTTGAAGAAGATCTCTCAATTGCATACTCATCAATAAATGTTGCATCCACTTGCTCTAACCATACAATTTCTCCATCTGATTTATGTAATTGTAAGCCTCTAGCAAATCTGAAACCACCCTCTGGGCCCGAAACGTCAAGAAAACTATTATTAGCTTCAAAAGTAGAAGTGGCGTATCGTCTTTGTGCATCAGAATCCATTAACCTGTCTATTTGATTTTCTGTATTAGTTAAAAAAACATTAACCACAGAATTAGATAATACGTCTGATGTTACCTCTGTATAGTTTCTAACATTATCTAAAAGTTCTGAATAATTCATGATATCACCACGCTAACTGTACCAACTGTTGATCCGATTAGCAACTCCTTGCTTTGTGGAGAAGGCACCATACCGTCAGACTCAAAAGCAGAATCTCCTGGTGCGCCAACAAAAACAATGACAGGCTCTTGCCTAGCAGGTCTAGGATCTCTTAATGCTATGGCATCTGCGGGATGATGTCCTGGATCAAGTTGTGGGTGTTTAGGTTCAAAACAATCTGGACAAGTGAATAAGCCATTCCATTCTTGTCTTAATTGCAGATATTTATATTGTTGTCCACATCTATCACATAAAGCTATAGCACGATTACCATTTGCAAAAGTCATGTGTTATCCTACGTAAAAACTTCTAGGCACTATGTTTACAGAGGTTGATTGACTATCCTCAGTCAAAGCTCTTTGTAGTTCTGCCTCATATCTTCTTTCTAATTCTTGTGATCTTTCTGGTGCTATCTCTTGTCCAAGATAGTATGCTAAACCTGCAACAGTACAGGGTAAAAATCTAAACGGTGCATCTGGCTGGTTGGTATAAGCACCAACATCTTCAATTCTACCTACATAAAAATAATTTATTTGTGTGTCAGTTTCATTTGGTGTTTGATAAAGGTTTATCTCTACATTTGCTAAATTTCTTTGAACAAAATATTGACTCGGTTGTCCTTGTTCAAACTTGTTAGGCACATTCTCATATTCTGACCTTGATATTTTTGTCATACTTGTATCAGTGGTGGTGCCTCCACTTATCTTTCTAAATACTAATTCTAAAACATCTGATGCATCAGACGGTGCAGTGTATGTGGTTGTTCCTGCAGTCAAATTTTGTGTATGATTTTTTACTTTCCATAAATGAATACCCCGATTACCCCACTCAGAAAACAACAGATTTAAATTATCTCTTGCTGCCCTCAACTCATAACCAGTTCTATTAGATTTACCACAACGAGCATATGCACGTTCAATAATACTATCGAAACTAAGATTAAAAGTAGTTGTATTCGAGGTAGCCATTTTTACATGCCTTTTCTAGCTTTGCCTGGTCTAGCCATACCGCCACCACGCATCTTTTTAATCATGCCACCGCCACGTTTTTTTAACATGCCGCCACCACGTTTCTTAACAACCTGTTTTTTCATAGGTCCGCCGCCCCTTTTTTTGACGACATTCTTTTTTTTCATCATGATGTTTTCTCCTTTTTAAATAGTCTTTCGTACGTATCTTGCCTAGTTTTTACGACCTCATCGTAATACTCTGCTGGCCATTTTTTATAATAGCCTATCTTATGTAGTTTGCAACTTGCATCATATAACTGTTTGAATTTTTGTATTAGCATCATGGAGTATGCTAAATCTGACTCATATTTATTATCATCCGTAGGATTTACCAAAAACTCTTGATCTTCAACTGTTGCTGGATTATTAGGATGAAATCCCATAAAATATACGTCACGCTTGTTATATGTTTTGTTATAAAAATCTATTTTTTCTTGAAACTGTTCTTCATCATATTGATCAAAATAAGGATCACAAAATATAAGTATGTCATGATGTTTTTTATTCCAATCCTTAAGTAGTGTAGTAAGGTGTTTTTCGTATTTCGTTTTGTCAGATCGTACCTCTATTCTAAGTTTGTCGTCTTTACGCCATTTTGCAGCAAAGGGACACGCTGGAAAACCAAGATGTTTATTCATGGGTTCTAAGACATTCTTAGACCAATTAATTACATCAAGCTTTATTTTTTCTGCGTGTTTTTTTCTTGACAATTGTTTTGACGTTAGTTGGCTTACCACCAACTCCTTGAGCTACTGCTCTTTTTCTAGATACTGCTGATTTGATTTGTCCCTTTGACATTGCTGCTGCTTTTGCAGCGGGGACACATTTAGGATACTTACGTTTTCTATCTGCTTTAAGTTTTGATCGACCACATTTAGCGAAGCTGCCATCTTTTTTTCGAGAGCCTATATCTCGCCAATCTTGTTTGAACCACTTCGCTAATCCTTTGTGGCCAGACATTTTATACTATCTGTGATATTGCGTATACTGCAACCACTCCAACAACAACGACAATCATCTTGCCTTTTTTGTTCAAAGCGTTCCATTTACTTTTAATTGAATCTAGCATGATTACCTCCTTAGACGAAAAGCTTAGTTGGCTTTCTTCTTTTATTATCTACCATACCACAGCCTGCGGCTATTATAGTAGGTGGTTTACCTTTACCTGGGTCGCCTCCGTTTGCCATGCGCTGTGCTGATACAGCTTTTCTTTGTTGAGAAATAGAACCTCCCATGGCTTTTTTAGGTCCTTTAAAATCTTTACGTTTTACGCCGCTTGGGTCTTTTATTTTGCCAGCACAGATTTTAGAAGCATAAGCATTGGCATATGC